ATTTTAAGAATCAGAGGCCACACGCCACTAGACGATGGGAGGTTTCCCAAGGTCTGCAATACAAAGTTAATCTCGTTAACGTCTAACTCTAATTTCATGCTTGACCCCAAGGTGTGCCAGTAGCAGTAACAGGATTCTTCTGCAAAGCAATGTTAGCAGCCAGAGCATCTTCTGTGGCTTGTTTGTCAACACCATTAGCCCATACCCAACCAAGCACAGTTTCTTGTGTCAGATTTTCGTATGGAATTACAGGAGTTCCATCAGCCCATGAGCAAGTGCTGTAAATAGAGGCTGTGTAGTCTCCATCTACTGCTGTGGCTTGCCAGTGAGCAGTTGTTACAAAGCCGTTTGAGACTTCTCTGTCTAGAGTTGAGATTGTCCAAGTGGTAGTCATACTGTTTCCTCTGTGTTTAGTTGTTTAAGAGTGCGTTCTTCTACCAGTTTGGCAAATGGCGCAAGGATTTCAACAAGTCTTTCAATCCTGTACTGCTTTGTTTTTTCATCTTCTGGATTGCGCTCTAAAAGTTCTTCATTGGTCAAACCATCCCATTGACCTTCTGAGTCAAAAGAATGATAAATACCTGCTCGTTTAGCCAGTTCAATAATTTCTTGTTTAGTCATGATATTTTCCTTTTAAAGATTAGCGGCATCAAGTCGTGCCTTGAGTGATTGGATTAGGGCTTGTTGTTCTTGAATTGCGGCAGTTAATGTAGCCACCAAGAATGATGTATCAATACCTTGTGGTTTGATGTTGCCATCCTTATCTATTGCATCTTTTTCACCGCTTACGCATTGGGGTACAACCTCAGCAAGTTCGTGGGCAATAAAACCTTGTCCTAATGCGCCATCAGCTTTCCATGTGTATGTGCATGGCTTAAGTTGTACAACAGTAGCCAAAGCACCAATCATAGGTGCAATATTTTCTTTTAAACGATAGTCAGACGATGTATTAAACGCAGTAGAAGACCCACTTGTAACAATGCTTCCAACTAATCCGTTTCCGTTATAAAACTTCCACTTGTAAGAACCGCCAGTTCCAGTAGAAGAACCAACCCACGATTCATCACCAGTATTGTCGTAGGCAGTTGAATTACTACCACCGCTAGGCACAGATGTGCAGTTAATTAAAAAACTACCATCTGATGTTATTCTGGCTCGTTCTGTAACGCTTCCACCTGATGCGTTCGTAAAGAAACGCATATTTGAGCCACCAGAGTTATAAGCAAAGAATCTACCAGAGGAGGCTGATGATTGATAATCAATTAACACACCCTCTACATCTGCGTTTCCTGTCTGACCGCTTATTTTTACACCACCAGCTACAGTAAGTTTTTCAACTGCCGTTGTTGTACCAACAAGCAAATTCCCACTTGCATCCAGAGTCATCGCCTGAGTAAAGGAGATAGCGTTCCCTGCTGTGCCTGATGGGGCGTTGAACCAAATGTGTTTACCACTACTTGAGTTATAGCGAGTTGCAAAACCTGTATTTATGTAGTTCCAAGTAGAACCACCAGAAGTAAGAAATGCGTTATTTCCAATTTCAAGCGCACTATTTTCAACAGCATAAAAAGATGCTTGACGAACTTGTAATGCAGTAGATGTTGACGTGTACCAAGCACTCGGAGTAACTCCCAAGCCTAGATTGCCTGATGAGTTAATTGACATCCTAGTAGCGTTTGCAAAAATGTCATAGAAATAAAACGCCCCGTCACCACCAAGTCCTGAAGTGTTTGAACTACGGCCTACTTGCCAACCATATTCAGAACCACCAGCCGCACCACCATAGGTAATAGATTGATACTGATTTGAACCTGCGGCTGAACCCAAACGAACAGATGCGCTTCCACTAGTTCCAACAACTTCAAGTTTTGCAGTAGGCGAACTTGTACCAATACCCAACCCTGTTGAGGTGAGGCGCATACCTTCTGTGCCAGCTGGTTTAAATAAAATTGCCCCCGCACCTCCCGTACCAGAGGAAATATGCAGTGAGTTGTTTCCGTAAATTTGATGCGTGTCGTTGCTATAGTCTATATCAACAATCGTAAGCCCGTTGCTAGTTCCCGTTGGCCCAGAGGTTGTCAGTCTTGAGGTAGGCGTAACACCCACACCCAAATTAGTCCCGTCAAACTTTAGCGCAGAGCCAGTAGCCAATGCACTAGAACTAGATGCGTAAACCACACCGCCTGATGTGAATGGAGTAGCACCACCAAGGTTTGTACCGCCATTTGCAGTTGGGAGTGTTCCTGTCACTCCAGTTGTCAAAGGCAAACCAGTTACTGATGTTAAAGTACCACCAGAGGGTGTACCCAATGCACCATTGAACAATACTGGCGCACCCGCAGAGCCTGTATTAACCGCTAGAGCAGTAGCAATGCCAGTACCCAAACCAGACACACCTGTACTAATTGGCAAACCAGTAGCCGATGTCAGCACTAAAGTAGTGGGTGTTCCTAAATTAGGAGTTGTTAATGTTGGGCTTGTCAGTGTCTTGTTTGTAAGAGTCTCTGTGCCAGCCAAAGTTGCTAAAGTTCCCGTTGTGGGAAATGTGACGTTTGTTGTGCCTGTCAAAGTTCTTGTGTAAGCAAAGTTTCCAGAACCCGTCACAGTCATTGCCGCATTGTTTGATACGCCTGTACCGCCATTAGCAGCACCTAAAGTTCCAGTGATGTCAGCAGTAGAAAGGCTTACCGCATCCCAAGTAGCGTTAGTGCCATCAGTCTGAAGGTATTTGCTTGCATTACCTGTTTGGCTTGGCAATAGGTTGTTTAGACCACCAGCCGCTGTAGAAGCACCAGTTCCTCCGTCTGCTACCGCCAAATCTGTAATACCTGTAATTGATCCACCCGTAATGGACACGCTAGAAGATGTGATCGGGCCAGATACACCCGCTGTTGCTGTTACAGCACCTGTCAAAGTAGATGTGCCTGTCACCGCCAAAGTGGTGCTTGCCGTGATTGCTTTAGCCGCCAAGGTTGTGTTATTGACTGTGGCTGTACCTGTAGCCGCACCGAGGTTCAAAGCAGTAGCCGCACCACCAAGATTCAAGGTAGTTGAGACAGTGTTAAATGCCGCTTGAGTTGCCGCACCAACCAACGCACCCGCTAGAGTTGTTGTGCCAGATGCTGCTAGGGTTGTGAACGAACCTGTTGCGGGAGTGGTTGCGCCTACAGTTGCACCATCAATCGCACCGCCCGTAATTGCGGCAGAGGCATTGTCTGTCTTAGTCGCAACAGCAGTAGCAATATTATTGAACTCGGTATCAATCTCTGTACCTCGAACGACCTTGAGTGGATCACCAGGCGTGAGGTTGTCTTTAGTCGCAAAGTTGGTACTTTTTGTGTATTGGCTCATGTCATTCTCCGTATTTCAAATATGCCACTAACATTTCCAACTCTTGTAAAGTTGCATAACCTTTAACTCGGTTTGCTTTCCAAGAAATAATTTGAATGTTATCTGGTGTGTAACCTTTTGTTGAATCTATGCGGTCAATACTAGGACTTGTTTCTCTAAATCCAGCAGTATTGAATTCTAATTTCATTCCAAAAATAGGGCAACATCCATCTTTAGGATAGATTGCTTTCACATCTTCAACAGTAATCGCATGCTCACGATCTTTATTTTTTGCTCGTTGCTTTGATGCGTTAATTAACATTTGCAAGCGATAGTCAAAGTTTTTGCGTCTATTGCGTTGATATGTCCGAGAGTATTCAAGATCTTCTTCGTAATTTTCAGCCCTGCGTTTTGCTTGATAGGCTAAATCACAAGTTCTACATTTGTATTGCAAGCCATCTGAAGCCGCATTGTTCTTTGTGTAATCAGTTAAGGGTTTATCAATTTTGCACCATCCACAAACTTTTGAAGTCTTAACAACTTTTAGAAGTGCACTCATGATATTTTCCCGTTCTTAGATTGGATCTCAATCTTCTGAATTGACAGTTGAGTGCCGTTGATAGTGGTTTCGTAACCTGTTTGAACAATCTTTCCCGCACCAGACGCATTTACATCTAGTGTCTTAATTAAGAGTCCACCCGAGTATTCTGCTGTGCCGTACTCAGCAAGGCCGTACTCATAGTTCTGTTGTTCAGGGATAAAAGCATTGCCCGACAAATAGTTGGCAGCAAAGTCAAAGCCCCACTTAATCGTTACGAACTGGTTAGACCCACCAATGATGATTGTCTTGATTCTCTTGAGAATAGAAATCTGATTCTCATTACCAAGGTCTGCATGGTTGGTGAAGTAACTCAATCGGTAAGTAGAAGTGTTATCTAAGAAACTTCCATACTTGCCAATAAAGCCACTCTTACCAATGTACAGATCACCATTCCTCAGTGAGTACAGAGCAGTAGGCGTTATTGAGTCCCACTTAGTTACTCTAAAAGCACCATCTTGCAATTGCATCTTTGTGTCGAAACAGAAGACTTGTGCTGTTACTGGTAGGGTCAACAAGTAAAAGGCATTCTTCTCTGAGTAAACAGACTTCAGATTAGCTAGAGTCTCTACCGCCAAAGAAGATACTAGGTCAGAACGTACATTCTTGGACAAGTCTCTTAGCGGTGCTGATTTCTCTTGGATTGTCCTCATCAGAGAACGAACACCAGAATCCGACAAAAAGATCACATCAGTACCGATTGACTGAATAGTGTCCCTAGCAATACAGCCAATAGAGCCTACTGTGTCGCTTAGAACCAAGGATGCGGGAGTAGAAGCACCTGAGTAAACAAGAATCTGACGTTTACCAAAGATGAAAAAGAAATCATTGTGAGCCGCTAGACCCATGATCTCATCAGCACCATTAGGCCAAACCCTAGAAACATCCAATGTTCCTGAAGTACCACCAGACCATACATGACCCGCAATCAGGTCTGAGAAGGTAATCGTGACCTTATCTGTAGATGTATTAGCCACCCACAAGCGACCAAAAGCTGAGATGGCAATGTTTGCTTGAGGAACAGTTGCAACATAGCCTGACTTCTCAGATACTCGTCTGAATGTCGTTGTGCTAACAGCGGGGTCAAAGATGAGTGGATCGTGACCCGTTTGGAAGAAATAAGCTATGCCATTCAAAGATGCACATTGCCAATTACTTGCCGTGATAGTAGGAGCAGAACCACCACCACCATAGGTCAACTCAGTCACTGCGTTAGAAGTACCAAGTTTAAATAGCTTGTTATTGCCAGCAAACAAAACAGTCAAAGTGCCATCAGTTTGGACTAACTCATGGATAACACCCACATTGTTAGAGCCTAGATTGCCTGATGAAGCATTAACAAGTGTGTATCCCTTGCGTGCGCCAATACGACCAAATTGGTCAATAACACAATTAGACGCAGTTAAAGCAAAGCCAGAAGATAAATCTAGGGGCGAATCTTGCGTGTTCAGGCCATAGAAGCCTGGTGCGCTAATGCTTTGACTTTGTAGAGGAGCAGACATTAGACCGCCACAAAGTTATCTTCAGGGTAACGAGTGCTTTCCAATGCAATAGCGTCAGATAGCATTCCACGGAACAAAGCGTACGCTTCATTAGAAGCAGTGCCTCCATCCTCACCACGCTCAATCAAACCACGGGCATAGGCACTCTGAGTCACCAAATAGTCCAATACTTTGACTGAAGTACCATCAGATGTCAGATTAGCCTGTGGGATGGTTAAATCAAACTTCAGTGTATAGACACCATCGGGAACGGGAAACAAGTCAACCTTTGTGTCGCCACTACCATCTACACCACTAAAGCAAAACTCGCTAGGAATAGACTGTGAAGGTGTACCAAAGTTCAACTTGCGGTTCATGTCCGCAACAGTGGTGTTATCTAAAGTTATAACACTTGTGGTATTAATAGCATCATTGATACGAAACTTCTGACCCGCACCTGTCAAAGCGTATGAGCTTGTG